TTTGAGTGGGGTGTTTTTAACCTTGCTCCAACACTTGCTAGACCTGTCAACAGAAGTGAAAAATATCCTTTATTGATAGACCTAACAAATTTACCACCCGCTAAAGAACATGAACGTGGTATTTTTGCCACAAATATGATTATGTACCATCATTCAATCTATGATAGAGTTCTGGAAATGACCGAACCTTGGAAAGAAGGTTATTATGCCATCGATGATTACATTTATAGAGAAATAATGTCAAAGCATCAAAGTTATTGTCCAATACTACCAATTGGACCACAACAATCAGGTTGGTCTGATGTTTCAGGTGGTAACTATAATAATTACTATGCACAGACATATAATTGGAATTTGTATTCACCAGTTAAAGTTCCAAATAATTGTTATGATTTTAACAGTATGTCTCAATTAAAAAAATCAAATCAACATATAGAATACACATATGAAAGTTAAATTTATTACTTGCATTTATAGTGATTTATCGGGGACTGAAATTGGAGGAAGACCATCAAGAGGAGGCCATTATCAATACAGTTTATTATCACTTTTGAAAATGACCGACGCAGATTTTCTTTGTTATACTTCTGACAGAGAAATAGAAAGATTACAAAGGTTTTTTTATGAATCTCACGGAGTTTCACCACAAAAATTAGAATTCAAAGTTTTTGATTTACGTCAAACAAAATATCAAGAATTATTATTGAAATATAAAGATTATGAAAGCGCAAAAACAGGGGACAGATGTATTGAAATTCAATGGTCCAAGTTTGGTTGGTGGTGGTTAGAGGATAAATCCTACGATTATTATTTTTGGATTGATGCTGGTTTATCACATTGCGGACTTATACCTAATAAGTACTTAGTAGGAAGTGACCATCCACAAGGAAAATACTACGAAAGTAATTTATTCAACAATGATTTTCTTAAAAATTTAGTCGAAGACACTGAAGGAAAGTTTCTTATATTAGGAAAGGATAACGATAGAAATTATTGGTCAGGTACAGTTAACCCAAAATGGTATAAAAATTATCAAAGAAAGATTCATGTTATAGGTGGTCTCTTTGGTGGTCATAAAGATTTGTGGGATGATGTTGTAACTTTATTCGAAGATTATGCGTACAAGATTACTCCTGAAGAAAGGGTACATCACGAAGAAGTTCTCATGACTGTAATGTGGCATAACGACCCAGACCTTTTTGTTAGAAAACATTTTGACATTTGGTGGTGTCCTGACAATTGTCCGCCAGGAACAAATCCTAAATTGTTTGAAGAAAATAAAAGTTTTTATAGAATATTAGAAGAATTCAATAGAATATATGAGTAATATAACTTTAGTTACGGGAATTTGGAATATAGGGAGGGATGGATTGTCTGAAGGATGGGCAAGACCATTTTCTCATTATTTAGAAAAGTTTGATAAGCTATTAGACGTTGATGCTAATTTGATAATTTTTGGAGAAGAAGAACTCGAAGAGTTTGTTTTTAAAAAAAGAAGTAAATCAAACACTCAGTTCATTAATCGTCCTTTGTCGTGGTTCAAAAATGAATTTTATAATCAAATTCAAAAAATAAGAACTGATACAGAGTGGACCAATCAAGTTGGGTGGTTAAAGGATTCTACACAAGCGAAACTAGAGATGTATAACCCCTTAGTAATGTCTAAAGTTTTTTTACTTCACGACGCTAAGATTATGGACAAATTCAATTCACAATACATGTTTTGGATTGATGGTGGTTTAACAAATACAGTACACCCTGGTTATTTTACTCATGATAAAGTTTTAGATAAATTAGAAAAATATATCTCCAAGTTTTCGTTTATTTGTTTCCCATATGGTGCAGAAAAGGAAATTCACGGTTTTGAATATAATAGGTTAAATGAACTAGCGGGAGCAAAAGTAAATAAAGTTGCTCGTGGGGGTTTTTTTGGAGGGCCAAAAGATACTATTGGTGAGATAAATGGAATCTATTACGGCCTTTTGAAAACAACTTTGGACGAGGGTTATATGGGAACTGAAGAATCTATATTTTCAATAATGTGTTATAAACATTCTGACATTATAAATTACTTTGAAATTGAGGGTAATGGTTTAATAGGAAAGTTTTTCGAAGATTTGAAAAATGATAATTTGATTACTAAATCAGAGACGGTTGTAAATTCGAACAATAACTTGGATTTAAACAACGTCGGTGTTTACGTAATAACTTTTAACAGTCCAAATCAATTCCGTACCTTGATTCAATCAATGCAAGATTATGATTCAGATTTTCTAAATAAACCAAAAAAATATCTTTTAAATAATTCAACTGATGATTCAACTTTCGATGAATATCAGAAACTTTGTGATGAACATGGTTTTGAACATATTAAAAAAGATAATTTAGGGATTTGTGGGGGAAGACAGTGGATTGCCGAACATTTTGAAAACACAGGGCATGATTTTATGTTCTTTTTCGAAGACGATATGTTTTTTTATAACGGAAAAGAAACCATTTGTAGAAACGGATTCAATAGGTATGTCAAAAACATATATCAAAAATCTTTGGAAATCAGTAAAAAAGAAAATTTTGATTTTTTAAAATTAAACTACTCAGAATTTTTCGGTGATAATGGGACTCAATGGTCTTGGTATAATGTACCACAAGATGTAAGGTCTAAGTTTTGGCCAGGTAAACCTAGATTACCTCAAATTGGGTTAGACCCGAACGCTCCTAAAACAGAGTTCAATAAGATTTTGTCTCACAAACAAATACCTTATGCAACAGGTGAGGTTTATTATTGTAACTGGCCACAAGTTGTAACCAAACCAGGAAGTAAGAAAATGTTTTTGGATACAACTTGGGCACATCCGTTTGAACAAACTTGGATGAGTTATATGTACCAACTCGTTAAAAAGGGAGAATTATTTTCTGGTTTACTTTTAATTACCCCTACCGAACACGATAGATTCGAACATTACGATAGGTCGCTTCGTAAAGAGTCATAACAATATATTTATTGTTATGGAATTTTTCATCAAAAAGAATGCTACGTTACCAATATTAAAAATGCAAGTGGTACAGGATGGTAGGTCCGACTATATTGCATTCATGGAATCACTCGAAGTATCGACAATATATTTTACTATGGTTGATTATTATACCGGTGTTCCGAAAATTGTTTCTGCACCTTGTGAAATAGTTGCACTAACAAATCTTGAACTAGGTGCTCCCACTGAGTACTATATTTACTATAAATTTACTTCGAGGAATACCGATACTGTAGGTAGATACCAAGGACAATTTTTAATCAAGAATGATGAAGGAAACTTGATTCTACCAATCCGTGAAGAACTTTATATTAATGTCCAAGATAGTTTTATTTCTGAAACTGCTTGTTGCTAATTTGATTATACGTCGGCTTTTTTTATATTTATTTACGAATGAGTAAGGTAAACTTCACAATTGTGTGAAAGCCAATCAACCACTCGGAAATACATATGAATAGTTATCAAGAAATCGAATCGTTTCTTCATGGAAACGACCCTGAAGAGTTTATAGTTGCAATCGAATTTGACTACGTATCAAACTCAATTTACAAAATCAAAGAAATACCTGGTAAGGGTAAAGAAATAAGAAAAGATACATTTATCCCATTTGCTTGGGTTGGTGACCTAAGGGGTCTTAATTTCTACAATGATTCTAAGATGGCTCAAAAAGAGGCCATGACAAAGTATGGAATTGTTATCGAGAAATTGGAAACCAAGGGTAACGAGAGATTACAGAAAGGTTTAACTTTCATGGTTAAATCCTTAAAAGGGTACAGAGAATTAATCCAATTTTTCAGAGACGGTGGCTGTGACCCATGGGGGGATAAAATGAAAGACAAGATTTCAATTCTTCCGCCCGTAGAACAATATCTTATTGCAAAGGAGAAAAGATTATTCAAAGGATTTACTGATTATGATGATGTCACAAGATTAGTATTTGACTTGGAAACAAATGCTCTTGACCCCAAAGATGGTAGAATCTTTATGATTGGAATTAAGACAAATAAAGGATATCATAGAGTTATTGAGTGTTTGAATGAGGACCAAGAAAAAGGTGCCATCATAGAATTCCTTAATGTGATTGACCAACTCAAACCATCAATTATCGGTGGTTATAACTCAGCGAACTTCGACTGGCATTGGATTTTTGAACGTGCTCAACGATTGGGTATTGATATGAGAAAAACTGTAAAATCCTTACATCCACAACATTCATATACAAGAAAAGAAACCATTCTAAAACTTGCCAACGAAGTTGAAGAATTTACACAAACCTCTATTTGGGGGTATAATACTATCGATATTATTCATGCGGTTCGTAGGGCTCAAGCAATTAATTCCAACATTAAATCTGCGGGTCTTAAATATATCACCACTTTTATAGGTAAAGAAGCACCTGACCGTGTATACATCGACCATACAGACATTGGTAAGATGTATGCAAACAAAGAAGAATATTGGTTGAATATACAAAATGGAAAATATAAAAAGGTTGGACAGGATTCAAAAGTGGATTTGGTTTGCGAAAAAAGGGATGATGTCTATATAAAAACAACTGGTGATAACTTAGTTGAGAGATATCTTGACGATGACTTGGAGGAAACTTTAGCTGTCGATAAGGAGTTTAATCAGGGTTCATTTTTGCTAGCAGCAATGATTCCTACAACTTATGAGAGAGTTTCCACTATGGGTACTGCAACTCTTTGGAAGATGTTGATGCTTGCATGGTCATACAAACACGGACTTGCCATTCCAGCTAAACAAGACAAAACTGACTTCGTAGGAGGTCTTTCTCGACTACTAAAGGTAGGTTATAGTAAGAATGTACTTAAACTCGACTTCTCGTCTCTATACCCCTCTATTCAACTTGTACATGATGTTTTTCCTGATTGTGATGTGACTGGAGCAATGAAAGGAATGTTAAAATATTTCCGTGATACTCGTATTAAATATAAACAGTTGGCGGAGCAGTACGAAAAGACAGACCCATCCCTTTCATCATCATACTCCAATAAACAATTACCGATTAAGATTTTTATTAACTCAATGTTCGGTGCGTTGTCGGCACCTCAGGTCTATGCGTGGGGGGACATGTACATGGGTGAGCAAATTACATGTACTGGTCGTCAATACCTACGTCAGATGATTAAGTACTTTATGAGTAAGGGTTATACTCCTTTGGTTATGGATACGGATGGCGTGAACTTCTCAAGTCCAGAAGGTGTTGATGAAAGAAAATATATTGGTCGTGGTTTGAACTGGAAAGTTAAGGTGGGTAAAGAATATACGGGACCTGATGCTGATGTTGCAGAGTACAATGATATATTCATGAGAGGTGAAATGGCGCTTGACACTGATGGTGTTTGGCCATCATGTATAAATCTTGCCAGAAAAAATTACGCGGTTATGGACGCTAAAGGAAAGATAAAATTGACTGGCAATTCTATAAAATCTAAGAAACTTCCATTATATATTGAAACTTTTTTAGATAAGGGAATTAAACTTTTATTGAAAGGAGAGGGTAAGGAATTCATAGAATATTATTACGAGTACCTTCAAAAAATATTCGACCAACAAATACCTTTATCACAGATTGCACAAAGGGCGAAAGTAAAACTCACCTTGGATGACTATAAAAAAAGGTTAACCCAAAAAACCAAGGCAGGTAATTCTATGTCTCGTATGGCACACATGGAACTTGCAATTCAACAAAACTTAAGTGTTAACTTAGGTGATGTTATTATGTACGTAAATAACGGTAAAAAGGCTTCTCAAGGTGACGTACAGAAAATGACTGCTAAGCAAATAAAAGATTATAATCAATTACAAAAGTTTGATAATCCAAAGGCGAAAGAAATTAATGAAGGAGTTGTTGTAAACTGTTATATGTTGGATGCTAATATATTGGAAACCAATCCCAACATGACAGGTGAATATAACGTACCGAGAGCAATTGTTACGTTTAACAAAAGAATTGAGCCTTTGTTAGTCGTGTTCAAACAAGATGTACGTGACTTGTTGTTAGTATCAGACCCGGCAGAAAGAGGAATATTCACTAATGAACAATGTGAGTTAATTAATGGTATGCCTTTTGAAGAAGGTGACCAAGACAAGTTGCAAGAGGATGTGTTAGATATAACAGAATTAGAACTTGAGTATTGGAAAAAAAGAGGTCTAAGTCCTGATTACATGTATCAGTTGGCGGAAGAAGGGTGGGAAGAAAAATTAGGATTGTTTAAGTCCGTCTGATGAAAGGATATACCAGTTACCCCCAACGTATCTAAACTCAACACAGGCAAATTTATCCATTTCTATTTCATCGTATTCTTCATCTATTAAACCTGCATCAGGTACAATAGTCAGACGAGTCATTGATTTTACTACAATGTGGTCTGAGGTTGATGAATCCAAAGTAACCTTTGAACTGGCAACTCCTCTTACCACAATACAGGCTTCACCGCTTGTACGGTATTCTTTTTCCGATACGACGGAAATCTCAGATGTATTAATCTGTATTCCGTTTATAATTCTTCTTGAAGGTATTGATTTAACTATTCCCATATTAAATTACATAAATTTGTCTCGGCATTGCTCTGAATTTCATTTGTTTGTTCAGATTTTCTGCAATCAAAGCTTCCCTCTCCATTACTTTTTCAGGTCTCAATCTTGTTAACCATCCTTCAGCACCGGTAAGTTCTTCTATTAGTTTTGTTTTTTCGTCTTTTGCTTCAGTTGATAAACTCTGATAATCCATCTGCAATTCGGAGTCAGGTGTCTTCAAATTACCTGAAAACTTACCACGTACTCTTGATAATGTTTCTTTACAATAAGCGGTGAACCATCTCCTAACCCATTGTTGTCCTGGAACGTTTAAATCCTCCCAACTTAAATCTTCGATAGGTACGTCCGTTGGTAACTTGATAATGTCAGGGTTTGCCTTTAAACATGAAGCTCTGTCGTCAGGCCCTACATCATAATACCAATACCATACTGCTCTACCAACATATTGACTGTAATTCATCCAATCAAATCTTCCTCCTGGTGTGTTGTATAGAAAGATGTTTTTCTTACCGTCAGGTAAACCTGTAATTCTATATGTAAGCGAACCACCAAGTATTCTATTCAAAATGTTTGCTTCTTGCATTCTAATCAAATAGTCAAAACCTGACATCATGAAATAAGAACCTTGATATCCCATTTGAGCGTAACCGGCTTCAGTCGCACCTAAACCAATTCCACCAAATCCGAACCCACCAATTCCACCTAATCCAAAGGCTGTCCATGGTTGGTTAGAGAACCATAAAAGTTCGTTTACCTCTCTACCAGCAGGTATCTCATAATTCTGGGTATTAGCACTCAGAATAAAATAATCTTTTTTAAGTACCCACGGACCCATAGTTTGTAGTCCTACAATTTTTGAATATGAATATGCAAATTGTTGTTCAAAATCCATAGTCCTTGTCACAAGTGCTCTTGCTACAGATTTTTCACTCATATTTAGGTTAACCAAATTAACCCATTGACTATCAATTAACCATTGTAAAACATATTCCTCATAATCACCTAAAGATAACTCCATTAGTGAATCCATCATTTCATCTGTGAGCTCAACACTTCTGAGCGGTGCACCTAATAGATGTTTAATTCTTGTATATATTCTACTTCTTTCTGGTTCCGGTATTACTGCCATATCAAATAAATATTCTTATTATTCTATTTCGTGGAGTAACGAGTTTAATTTAAAAACGTACTTTCTACCTATAGGTTTATTTTCAAATATAAGTATCTGGTCTGTTTTGGTATTATGAAACAATAACCAATCAGTTTTGTAATCTGCGTAGTTTGCATTACCTAATACAGCAATTTCATCACCATCAGTTTTTGTGGTGTTGAAAGGTTTAATTTGTCCGGTGTAATCAACACCATCTAAATTTATAACAATATCTACACCGCCAAAAGCATCTTTTTTCGACCCATGTTTACCAAATCTGGTTACTTTGGATGATTCGCCAAAATAATTTTGTAGTTTTTCTTCAACTTTTCTTTCACTTTTTTGCCCTCTTTCCCACAAAATCAAAAGAACGTTTACAATATTTACAAAATCAGGATTCTTTTTCGTGTAAATGTTTGTTTTGAAATAATCTAAAGCATTCAAAAATCTTGATAATTCTTTCATGTTCGACTTTTCTTTTTTCGTGAAATCGAACTTTTTATCTGATTTTCCGATTTTATCAATTTCTTTGTTTACGGCTTTAACAAGTAGACAGAAAGTATTAATATTGCTGTTTAGGTTATTAAGTATTGACCTACCTTCAGGTGATTCTATTCCATAAAATCCGGACATCTCATCTTTAGTTTCCTCAACCCAAAATTGTCCAAATACAGATTTCAATGTTTTTCTAACCTCTTCTTCATAAAATTTTTTATTTTTATATGGATTCAAAAGTTCTTTGTAATATACAATCTCTTTGGCGTCACAAAAATTTGCGGTCTTTTGTTCTGAAATAACATTCCTAAACTCTGTGGATTCTAATAATTTCGTTTGGGTTCTTAATTCATACATTTTGGTAACAAAATCCCAATTAACTACTTTCCAAAAATTTAAAATATATTCATCTCTCTTGTTTCTGTATTTCAGATAATAAGCATGTTCCCATAAATCTAGACCGAGTAGTGGAAAACCACCACCATCAATAATATTCATTAATGGATTGTCTTGGTTCGGAGTAGTCATAATTTTCAATTGGTTCTTAGCGGTTAAAACTAACCATACCCATCCTGAACCAAATCGGTCTTTAGCTGCGGTTTCAAATTCTTTTTTAAAGTTGGTAAACGTTCCCCACTTCTTTGTTATTTTTTTATAAAGTTCACCTGTCAACTTTTGTGTTTTGGGTGAAAGCATATTCCAAAAAAGTGCGTGGTTGAAGGCCCCACCCGCATTGTTTCTTATTGATTTATCGTAACGACTTATGTTTTTAATAATTTGTTCTAATTCTAAGTCACCATATTTCTTTTTAGATAAAGCGTCGTTCAACTTATCTACATAACCTTTATAATGTTTGTTATAATGGAAATCCATTGTCTCTGAATCGATAAATGGTTTCAAGGCTGAATAGGAATATGGAAGTTTTTCTATTCCAATTTTTTTCATTTCTGTTAGTAACAACTCTTTTTCGGTTTCAATTCTACTTTCAAGTATTTGGCTTTGGAGTTGTATAATTTTTTCTTCTACTTTTTTCATTTAACTGAGTTATTTCTATAAATAACCCGAAGTTCGTTAATGTCGCATTTCATTTATTTTTTGTAATATTTCTTCAACGTAATCGGCAGATGAATTTGACACGTCACCCATAACGGTTGCTATTACTTGTTTTTTGTTATTTAATATGTCGTAAATTATTCCTTCGATTGTATTTTCAAAAATTGGGTAATATACAAGTACATTATTTTTTTGACCATATCTATATGCTCTGTCTTCTGCTTGAGAGTGGTCTGAGGGTAAAAATGAAAGGTCGTTCATGATAACCGCTTCTGCAGATGTTAAGGTAATCCCCACGCCAGCAGCTTTAATATTACCAACAAAAACTTTAACTTTTTCATTTTCTTGGAATTGGTCTACCGCAAATTGTCTTTCTTGTTTGGACATAGACCCATCAAGTTTTACTGCGGTTTTTCCAAAGTGCTCTGTAATTTTATTGAGTGAGTTTGTGAAATTACAAAAAATAATAACCTTTTTATCTTGTTCTAAAATATTTTCGGCCAATTCAATTGTTTGACTTATTTTTTCGTCTGCAATTATTTGCCTAACCTTGGTTAGTTTGGTAAATTGTACCGTCAATGATTTAGATTCTTCAGGGTTTTTTTCATACCAATTATAATACTCGCCCATAACCTCTTCGTATTCTTTAGATTTTAATCTCAGATATACGGGTGTAATAATTTTATCAGGTAAATCTAAAACATCTTCTTTTAATCTTCTCAAGGTAAGGTTCGATGTTCTATCTCTTAATTCTTCTAAATTTGAGGCCCCCATTACATTCCAAACTTTTCTTGGACCAACTCTAAATTGATAACCCGAACAATATCTAATCACATAAGCCATCCAATTTTTAGCAACAGGAGAATCAATCAAACTCAACAAGTTGAAGTAATCTATAGGTCTTGATGTCATTGGTGTACCGGTTAATAACCACAACCTGTCAACTTTTTTTACAATATCATTTATGAGTTTGGTTCTCTGAGCTTGAGCATTTTTGATATAGTGTGCTTCATCAATAACCACCAAATCAAAATTGGCCCTAAGAATTTGCGAATCATCTTTCTTTTTAGTGTCATGAAAATTCTTTATTATATCATAGTTTATTATTACAAAATCATGGTTCCCTTCAAAATTTTTACCTTCACAAATATAAATTGACTTGTTAGAATAGTTTTCAATCTCTCTCTTCCAATTTATTTTGAGTGTTGCCGGACAAATGATTAAAACTTTTTTTGCACCAGATTCAAGAGCCGCAATTATTGTTGAAGTGGTTTTTCCCAAACCCATATCATCTGCCAAGATGTATTTTTTATTTTCAACTAATTTTTGGATAGCTTCTCTCTGATGAGTTAACGGAGGTCTTTTTGAATATTTTTCATAATCAATTACAACATCTTTTACTGTATTGTCTTTTATTATTGATGCTTTGGGTAACCAAAAGTCGTGGAGTTGTTCGGTTTCAAAAACTTTACCCCAAATATGATAGGCCTTGTCTTTTTCTGCTAATAACTTTTCAACCCAAACTTTTTCGGGAACGTTCGTGTATAGTTTGTCATCTGCCAATTTTTGAGCAAAGTATGAATCTAATATAATCCACTTTTTGGCAACCTTAGGGGTTTTATCGTGGTTGTTAATTATATATTCAGATTGACTCCTAGTTGGGTAAAACTTTTTATTTACTTGTGACTTTCTTTTTAGTTCAAGCAAATAATTGTTAGGTCCATCATAGGACTCCAACAATATTAGTGCTTTGGATTCTAAACTTATTTTATCCATTCGGTTTTTTGATTGGAAAATTTATCTCCATTCCATAATTAATAAAAAGTTCTTCTCCTTCTTTGATATCTTTTATTGCAAAATATTCGAAAATATTTTCGTTTTCTTTTGTTACCCAATCGACATTAGGTTCAGAAGAATGATTATAAAATGAACCATATCCCATAACTAACACATATTCTCTCCAATTGACAGATTTTGGCCAAACATATGCATGGTCAATGAAAACGTGAAGTGGTTTATTTCTGTGATTTTGAATTACCAAAAATGAACATTGTTCAATAATCTCACCTCTCGATATTTGTTTAGAACAAAAAACACCAATCCCGTGAGTGTTACTTTTTTGAAGTTTTATTTTAGTTGGTGGATATATTACCATAATTTTTGGATTAAATATAATCAACTGTAAAGTATTTATCAATATGCCAGAAAATTTAGTACCAATAACAAGATTAGGGAAATTCTTCGGAGGAGAAGATTATGCGTTGGACATAAGTATGGGGGAAGAATGGCTTTTAGGTGATATGAACTTCACGGTTATTTTATATCGAATTGATAGGTATAAAACAAAAACCGATGATGTTTATGGGGAAGTGCTCGAAGATGGTGTGCAATTTCTTGCACCGGTTGAACTCAAGGGATACGTTCAAGTTATGGCACCAACAAATAAATTTTTGGGCAATTCAAGAGTGGAACAACAGGAACCTGGTAATATGAGATTCAGTATCTACCAAAAAACTTTAGAAGATATGGGTGTAGAAATATTCATGGGTGATTATTTGGGATATTATGAAACTGAGGATAGGGTAAGATATTATGTTGTGAGTGATGACGGTTATGTTAGGTCCGATAATAAACATACTTACGGAGGGTACAAACCGTTCTATAGAACTGTGGTTGCCACTTATGTGAGTGAAAACGAATTCAAAGGAATATAATGAAACTTATTTTTAACAAGCAAGGAGATAAAGCGGTTGTTATAACTGAAGGGCTTGCAGATTTTTTGATGGATAAATTGAAAGATTTGTTGGGTCCCGAATCTTTGGAAAAGTTAAAGTCCCAATTGGGGTTAGAAGATAAAGATTTAGAAGTAGAAGTACCTCAGGATTTGAAAACAAAGTATAATTTTCATTCAATTCCTGACGGTAAAAATAATTTTAGGTCGGCTCAAATCGAAGGGTCAGTTCTTCCTGCAGTTATCAAAAAATTTGGAATCAAAAATATTATACGTTTGAATGGTGATGGGGTTGATGCGAAGCATAGAAGTTCACATGAACCTCTTTCTATTTCCGACGAGAAAAAAATTTGTGAAAGTTTGGGTTGTAAATTTCATAAAATAAGTTCTCATGAAGGTTATAAAGAAGGTGAAGGGTATGTAGGGTCTTTGAGAAAAATAATCCCTATTTTATCTGAAGGTAATACATTAATACACTGTGCTCACGGTGCAGATAGAACTGGTGGTTTGGTTGGTGGGTATTTGAAAAAGACAGGTAAAATGACTGATTTGGACGACTTATGGAATTACACTACAAAATATAATGGTTGGAAAAGAATGATTGATTCTGGCAGATTCTTCGGAAGCGGGTATGACAAATATGCAGATACGTTCTATCCAATGGATAAAATGATTGAAAAGTTTAGTAAATAATGCCGTTTCCGAAACAAATAAAAAAGACATTACCATTAGTACCTAAAAAGGAGTTGTCCGCTAGACGTGAACAACTACTACAATATATTAATGAAGATGGTACATATTTGCCAAAATCTGTTCTTCATGCGGATTTAGATAGAGGTATGTTAGATTTTACTAAGGAAGAGTTACAAGTTGTTACCGCGGGTCAAATAGTGCCACTTCTAGATAGAATTATAACTACTCAGAATTGGTCTCAATATTTGGAAACTTGGTCTTTTGTTGATTTGGACTATAACCCAAGTCCTCCATTTATGACTGTTGTAAGAGTACCTGAAGTGAAGTATGGTACCAATCCGTCTTTACAGTATACAATACCAAATAGAAAACAATTCTATTACGCTTCGGTACCAACATGGAATGGTAACGAACAAGGAATGGATATATATACAATACCTCAACCTGTACCTGTAGATATTAATTACAGTGTAAAAATTATTTGTAACAGAATGAGAGAGCTGAATCAATTAAATAAAATTGTAATGCAAACTTTTTCATCGAGACAGGCTTATACTTTCATAAAGGGTCAGTATGTTCCGATTATTTTGAATAATGTTGGAGATGAATCACAGATGAATATGGACGCCAGAAAATATTATGTTCAATCTTATGATTTTACTATGTTGGGTTACCTCATCGACGAAGAGGAATTTGAGATTAAACCCGCAATTCAAAGAATGGTTCAAATAATGGAATTGGATACAAGTACCTTTAAACAGAAAAGAGACAAAACTCCTCCGAATCCGAATGAGTTTGAAATGAATTGGTTATTTGTAACAGGTAATACAGTTCTTTCTGAGTTTATTGAATATACTGCAAATATGACTTTGTTGTCACCGACCAACGTTTCAGGTTGGGACGTTTATATCAATAATGATTTTTATGGTAGTGATGTTCAAACAATTCAAATTACAACTAATGATGAATTAAGGATTGAAATTACAAAACAAGATAATATTAAAGAAGCAAGTTTGTTATTTCTTAATAAGTTAATTTAATCCTCACCGTAGATATCCTTCTTTTCTTTACATTTTTCCAAGATAAGATTTTCTAAAAATTTATATATTTTTATACCTCTCTTATCACAATATTTTTTCAGTATATCATGTACTGCAGGGTCAATTTTTATGTTTTTGATTTCTTTCTTGGTTTTCATGGTAGAAAAAAGGCAGAATTAATTCTCACCGTTTACAAATACATATGTAAAAGTCAAGTTTTTTCATTCAGATAAGAATATTTATGAATAAAATAAATCTGCAAAGAATTAATTAATAATGGCAACAGCACAAGCAAATCAAAAAGTTTACGTTTCACCCGGTGTATATACATCCGAGACGGATTTATCATTCGTGGCACAGAGTGTGGGTGTAACTACTCTAGGTTTAGTTGGAGAAACCCTAAAAGGTCCAGCTTTTGAACCTATTTTCATCACTAATTACGATGAGTTTCAGGCGTATTTTGGAGGTACTGAACCTACAAAGTTTGTTAACACTCAAATCCCTAAATATGAAGCTGCGTATATCGCAAAATCTTATTTACAACAATCCAATCAATTGTTTGTAACTAGAATTTTGGGATTATCGGGATATGATGCAGGTCCTTCTTGGAGTATCAAGGTTACATCTAATGTAGACCCACTTACAATTGGTTTAAATCCATCGGCAGGAGCTAGCTTTACTGCGGACTTCAGTGGTTCGTCTTCAGGTAATACAACTTCATTTATTGACCCGACAGATTTACCTTTACCTGTTCAATCGGCATTGAACACACAATATAGATTGTCCGACGGAAGTACATCAACACTTCAATCACAGATTAATGCTTATATTCAAAGTGTATATGATACACCATCTTCTTCTGCAGTTACCGTTAATATTTTCGGTGCAATACCAAACGCAGACGCTTTAGCGGTAGAGTTAACTTACAGTGCGGTTACTAATCCATATAGTGTAGATAACACAAACTTGGCTTACAATGATTTATCAGCAGGAGACAACGATTCTTGGTATTACGCAAACTTCACAAATTATAATGATAACAGTTATTCAGGTTATTCATTTTTCTTTGTAGTATCAAACTTTTCAACAGGGGCCTCTGAATCCTTTTCAGGGACTATTTCAGGTGCTTCATATACTTTCTCAGGTACTGCTTACCCTGAGTTTAACAACATGGTTGTAGCAACTCTTCGTTCAAGAGGTATCTCTTTATTTACGAACAGTTCAACAAGTGTAAATCACGGACCAGTTTATGAAGTAAGTGCAACAACAGGGGTTACACTCGTTTGTACTGAACAATATTCTGGTGTTACAAATAACCCTTATGGTACTTTCTTACTTTCAGGTGTTACCAAAGATTCAGATACCTTCTCATTTGAAGTAAATCTTTTGGCATCCTCATCTAAATTCATAACCAAAGTATTAGGTGTTGATAATTTTGGTAAATCAAGAAATGAAGTACCTTTGTTTGTTGAGGAAATCTACGCAACTTCACTGAATGAGGCATATAATCAAGGTCTTATCCGTGGTGTTAGTTGTGAATTAATCGCTTTACCAGGAGCTCGTTCTCAAGATTCGAGTTCAATTGCATATAATGTACAAAGATATCAAGCACCTGAAACACCGTTCTTAGTTTCTGAATTAAGAGGTAATAAGGTTTATAATCTTTTCAAATTTATTTCAATATCAGACGGAGATTCTGCAAACGTTGAAGTTAAAGTTTCAATTGCAAACTTGTCTTTCAATAATATGACATTTGATGTTTTAGTTAGAAATTTCTTTGATACAGATGCTAATCCTGTAGTAATTGAAAAGTTCACTAACTGTAATATGGACCCGGCTTCTAACAATTTCGTTGCAAAGAAGATAGGTTCTTCAAACGGTGAATATGCATTAATTTCAAAATATATCATGGTTGAGATGGCGGACGGAGCACCGATAGATGCTCTTCCTTGTGGATTCTACGGATACACTCAAAGAGAGTATGCAAATGTTCTTAATCCTTCTCCGATGATAAAATATAAAACTAAGTATTATTATCCTGGTGAAACTATTGCAAACCCTCCTTTCGGTGCTGCCGCAGGCGGTTCGAATACGGTTGAATCAAGCGGAGATATAATTAGAAGAAGTTATTTAGGTTTTTCATCTCAATTTGGAATTGATGAATCTTTCTTAAGTTACAAAGGAAGACAAACCCCTTCAAGTTGGGTGTTAAGTGCAACAGAGGTTGAAGGACAAAAGTGGAATTACTTAAGTAAAGGATTCCATATGGACTCAGGTGCGACTGTTGTAACAATATCAAATTCATCTTTAACTTCAGGTCAAACAGCTTTCGAATGTGGTTCTGCAGAATTCAGAGCAGACCCTGAAACTCAAGAAAATCCATATTATTTCATTTACTCAAGAAAATATACAGTATGTTTTGCAGGTGGATTTGATGGTTGGGATATATATAGAGAGTTCAGAACTAACCAAGATAGATTCCAATTAGGTGCGTCTGGTTATTTAGCGGGTGCTTCACCTTCTTCAAGATATCCTACCGCAACAGGTGAGGGTCTATTCAAGAGAATTACAGTACAAAATAATACTACTGATTTTGCTAATACTGACTATTATGCTTACTTACTTGGTATTTTGACTTATCAAAATCCTGAGGCAACAAACATAAATGTTTTTGCAACCGGTAGTATCGATTATGTAAACAATTCCAATCTTTGTGAAGAAGCTATCGATATGATTCAATATCAAAGAGCGGATTCGGTTTATATTGTTACAACTCCTGACTATCAGATGTACACTCCTGATTCATCTAATCAATTCGATGTGATTTATTCTCAAGAAGCTGTAGATAATTTGGATAACACAGGAATTGATTCTAACTACACCGCAACTTACTATCCTTGGATTTTAACAAGAGATACTGTTAATAACACACAAATCTACTTACCACCAACAGGTGAGGTTTGTAGAAACTTGGCTTTGACAGATAACATTGCTTTCCCATGGTTCGCTTCGGCGGGTTACACAAGAGGTCTTGTTAATTCAATCAAAGCTAGGCAGAAACTAACTCAAGAAGATAGAGACACACTTTATCAAGGTAGAATCAACCCAATCGCAACTTTCTCAGATGTTGGAACTGTAATTTGGGGTAACAAAACTCTTCAGATTGCTGACACAGCACTTAACAGATTGAATGTTAGAAGATTGTTGTTACAAGCTCGTAAGTTGATTTCTGCGGTTGCTGTTAGATTGTTGTTTGAACAGAACGACCAAATCGTAAGACAACAGTTCTTAGATTCTGTTAACCCAATTTTAGATGGTATCAGAAGAGACAGAGGTCTATACGATTTCAGAGTAACAGTTTCCTCTTCTCCTGAGGATTTAGATAGAAACACACTTACAGGTAAAATTTACCTTAAACCAACGAAAGCACTTGAATTTATTGATATTGAATTCTTTATCACACCTACAGGTGCATCGTTCGAAAATATCTAATAATAAGAAGGGGGGTTCTCCCCCCTTTTTTTAGCCAATAAATTATGAGAAATATAACTGAAGGTTTTGTCGATGAAAGTACTCCCGATATGAAGTATTATGCTTTTGATTGGGACGACAATATAGTTCATATGCCCACAAAGATTATGTTAAAAAACGATGAGGGAGAAGAAGTAGGTATGTCAACTGATGATTTTGCTCATTTCAGAGAGAAGGTAGGTAAAGAACCATTCGAATACAAAGGAGAAACTATTGTTAATTTTGCAAATGACCCATTCAGAAATTTCAGAGGACCTGGAGATACTCAATTCCTTAGAGATGCAATGAAAGCAAAACAAGGACCGGCTTTCCAAGATTTTAAAGAAGCGGTGGAAAACGGTTCCATTTTTTCCATAATCACCGCTAGAGGTCACAATCCAAAGGTTCTGAGAGAAGCGGTTTACAATTATATTGTTGACGGTTTTGGGGGTATAGATAAAGAACAATTAATTAAGAATTTAAGAAAATATAGAAATTTTACTGATGAAGAAATGATGTCTGATGAAGAACTTATTCAGTCATACTTAGATATGAACAGATATTATCCAGTATCCTTTGCAAGTGAATCAGGGGCACAAAGTCCCGAGGAGTTAAAGGTTATGGCTATGGATGAATTTGTAACTTATGTGAAAGAACTATCACACCAACTGAATAAGAAAGCCTTTTTAAAAAATGACGTAAGAAATGCATTCATACCAAAAAAACCAACAATTGGTTTTTCAGATGATGACTTAAAGAATTTAGAAAAAATGTATAAACATTATAAAGATAAACCAGATAATATAGTTAAATCTTATTTTACTGGTAAAGGCAAAAAGGAATTAAGAAAATAAATAAATGTTTCAAAAACAAAGTAAATAGAAATATTTTTCAACATCCTATATTTATAGGAATATAAACAAAGAAACAAAAAAATTTTAATATATGGCGGATTTACTAATGAAAATGCCGATACCGTACGAACCGAAGCGTCAGAATCGATTTATTTTGAGATTCCCTTCTAGTTTAGGTATCAATGAGTGGTTTGTTGAAACTGCAGCAAGACCATCAATCAAAATAGGTGCAACAGAAATACAGTTCCTCAACACGTCGACTTTCGTTGCAGGAAGATTCAACTGGGACCCAATCTCTGTTAAATTTAGAGACCCAATCGGACCATCTGCTGCTCAGGCACTTATGGAGTGGGTTCGTCTTCACGCTGAATC